GACAGCATTCACTCCAAATACTGCAGAAGATCCACCAAACACTGTTACGAAAAACATCTCACTTTTACTTGATACCCAACCCATACTCATAAACGTCAGCATGGTTGCAGACCAGACCATAATTCCAAGCGAAGCGATGCGATTAAATCGCTCGACACAGAATGGTGGCTTGCGGTTACTTGCCATAATGAGAGGGTAGCTACGCGGCGCCAGTGGATCCATTTTTGACACCACTGGCGACGGCTGCGATCATTGCTGGCGTTGGCGCACTGTGGCGCATAGACAAGCGTGCCAGCATTATGGATACTCGGGTGGCCTTGATTCTGGAGCAGATCACCGCGCTGCGCAGCGATCACAAAGAACGTCTCGACGACCACGAGCTCCGAATCCGCACCATCGAACAGAAACTGTGACCACCACCGTCCACTCCACCTGCTTTGAAGGTGGTTACAAGCTGGAGCAACTGGAGAACGAACGCAACGAGATTTACTACCGCGCCTGTAAGGACAGCATCTGCCGCTACGCGGAAGACGAATACATTGCCCGCATGTACCTAGAGGGCATGGGCTGGGACCCTACGCAGCCTCCACTTCCCTAGGGTCAATCCACTCTTCAATCTCAACTTCAAGCCGCTGGTCCCAGAAATCCTGTTCGCGGAACCACTCCCGCCACTCCCGGCTTGCCTTCCGCACGTTGCAGGAAAGACAGGCCGGAATCAAATTCCTGGGATGTGTATGCCCGCCCCTGCTTTTAGCCAGTACATGATCGAGCGTTGCTGAACGCCCCAAATCCAAATTGCAGTAAGCGCACCTGTTTCTCCACTTCCAAATAATTTCTTGCCGAAACCTTAACTTGGCCTCCTTTTTATTTAAGTATTCGCCACCCTCTATGCGATGGTCCATACCTAGGCGTCGCTAGTCAGAAGGTAGCCGCAGAAACACTTAAGTGCTGGCTCTTCTTATCTAGTACAGCTAAACTTTCGCAAGATTCCAGTATTCAATGGATCCCACCGCTCTCGCTGCTATCGCAATCCTGGCTGCCGCCGGAAGCGAAATCCTCACCCTGCTGCCCATCCGCAGCAACAGCTGGGTGCAGCTGATCGTGACTGTGCTGAACGTCATCGCCAGAAAAAAGCGCTGACCGATACCACCTGGCTGGTGCGATTCGGCGATAAGGACTGGCGCCACAAGCTGCACAAAGCAGCGCAGGACTTCAAGTTCAACGCCACTCTCAAACCCCGACTGGATCGCGCCGAAGCCGAGTGGCACGCTGCCCAACCAGCAGCACCCCAACCTCTCGTGGTACATGAAGCCATCGACGAGGAACTACAGACCGGAGCAAGCCGCCTACTTGGCGGCGCCATGAGCATCCACTCCCCTTGGACCGATGGCCCAGAACAAGATTCGCCTCGTTGACCTGTTCCGCTATTACAAAGCCCTGCCTCACCAGACAGCGGCCATCACCGAGCTGGAGCAGGCCATCGAAAAGGCCAGTCCGCACATTTTGGGCCGCGACCAAGGCTGGTTCAAAACCTGGAGTGTCGCCGGCAAACAAACCAACTTCCCCAACAGCTGGGAAGGTGTAGTCGAGGCCGCCCGAGTTGCTGGGGCAAAATTCCCCGAACTCGTTGCAGCCCAGTGGGCTTGCGAATCAGGCTACGGCAAACATGTATCTGGTCGAAATAATTTTTTCGGACTGAAGGGTGACGGCACCGCCACCAAAACTCAAGAATTCATCAACAACCAGTGGATCACAATCACCGACAGCTTCATTGATTTTCCCGATCTCGTCTCCTGCGTCATCTACTTAGTAGATCGCTGGTATCGGGACTACAAGAAATACAAAGGCTGCAACAACGCCGCCACCCGCGAAGAAGCAGCTAAATGGCTGGTGAAAGAGGGCTATGCCACCGACCCCAACTATGCCGAAAAACTAATCAAGCTCATGAAAGAGCACGCTGGAACTGAACCAGCAATCAAGCCTCACGAAAAAATCCTGAAGGTGCCGTATGAGTATCAGCTTGGAGCTGACGACGGTCCTCAGGGTTACCGCCAGTGCTTTAGTTCCAGCTGTGCAATGGTGGCCCGCTTCTACGGCAAGATCTCGGGCGACTACGAATACAACAAGATCCGCGCCCGCTTCGGTGATAGCACCAATCCCCAAGCCCAGAAGGCCGCCCTGCATTCGCTGGGACTGAAGGCCGAGTTCGAGATGGATGGGACGGCGGACATGCTGATCGAGGAAATATCAAACGGCCACCCGGTTGCAGTCGGCTGGCTCCACCACGGACCAGCAAGTGCCCCAACCGGCGGCGGCCACTGGACCGTCGTTGTCGGCTACACGCCAACCCACTTCATCCACAACGACCCCTACGGCGAGGCCAACCTTGCCGCCGGGGGCTACTCCAACCACAAAGGTGGTGCTGGCGCGGCCTACTCCCGTAAAAACTGGTTACCACGGTGGCTCGTGGACGGACCTGACACGGGCTGGTACATGAAAATTCGCCCATGACGCCATGCGCCCCATCGAACACTCGACCGAATCCTGCTTCCACAAAGCGGCAACCGACCAGTGGCTAGTTGACCGCTTCAACGCCGGCGATTACCGAGGTTTGCTGGAGGCGGCGCTAATCCTCAACACGCTCCACCAGCTGGAAAAAACAAAAACCAGCTGGGCTATCCACGAAGCGGCGGACAACCTAAGTGGCCTGTACGGACTAGACCGCGACTCAGCCTAGTTTTTTGAGCGTGTACTTCTGGTACAGCCCGGTGTAAGTGCCGTGCATGGGATGACTCAACTGGTCCCGGCCATCCTTAAAAAACAGCTCGTCCAGGTACTCAGCCCGCGCCATGTCGGCAGCGGCCTTGGTGAAATTGATCTTGGGCGGAGGAGTCATTTCCCTTCGGCAGCTTTTTTACGTCGCTTTTCCACCAGGCTGGGACTGGTGTACGAACGAGCCAGCTTAGGTTTCTTGGCTGCTTTCGGTGGCACGTCTACCCGGCAGTTGGGGTAACGATTCTTGGCAAACTCAATCGCCTGCTGGAGCGACTCGGCTCGAATCAAATCCCGCATGGCGCCCTGACCGCCAATCCAAATCATCAGCTCGAAGAGTTCAGCCTTTTCCGCACTGGTGCGCGAGCGCCCTTCCCCAAGCCGCTGGGACTTTTCGTAGTCCTCTTTCCACTGCATTACTGCGTTGTTCATGGCTTTAGTAGGAAGGTTCTTCGACGCTATGAACAGCCACCGGGCTGTTGGTGCAATCCGCCGCAGCGCGTGCCGCAACCACTGCCCTGTCGTAGTTCGGCCAGCTGGAGGCATCCTCCTTGGTACTGGTCACGGCAATACCTTTGCCTGGTCCATAAATCGCAGTGACCCAGCGGTCCCCCGCCATCACGACGTAGCGCGTCATTTGAAATTAAAAATTTACTGTGTAAGCTTAGAGATTATACCGGACTCGGACCAGACTATGAAGCATTGCGACTGAGTCTTATGCGTCTTTACCTGACTCATTTTTGTCTTGCTTGGAGCGTTGTCTGCCCTCTACCCGCCTTTGGACTGATTCTGCCCAAGCCTCCTTATCCGCCTGCTCGGCAATGCCATATTCCTGCGGCTGGATCTGAGAAAGCGCCGAATAAACGAACTCGCGCAGCATGGCGGTTACGCGCACGCCTCTTTCAGCTGCCAAGTTTTCGGCCAGTTTGTACCGATTGGAGTCCAGCAAGAGCTGGCAGTACATTTTTGACCCGTGCTTCAGCGGCATCGCCCTACCTCTAGTCTCCTACACAATAGCATACTGAGACACAGTAGACCTACCACCTGACATCCCGATCCACCCCTTTTCTCCACGCATTGGCCTGAGCCACCCGCGCCCCACCCCTCTGCTTGGAGCATCCTTTCCGAATCCCCCGCGCCCACTCCAAGAAAGCGGCAGCCCTCTGCAAATCCGCCGTCTTCGCCAGCCGAATCTCCTTATACAACCACTCCAGCATCATCTCCCTGCCGGTGCGACTCATGAGACCCGTTCTTCAACTAGATCAATCAGGGGTTTAATCGCCAAGATCCGGTGGTCGGGGTAGACCCGGCGGGTGTACATCTGAGCGGTGTAAACGTCCGGGGCTTCCATGTAGATATTCTCGGTCGCCCCGTGTTTCGGATAAAGCGTCACCCGATACTGGTTGAGCTTGATTGGATTATTTGGCGTCGAGCCAACTGCTTCCGACATGAGCTTCCGCTAGTGCTGGAACTTTTCCTAGCCACTCTGACTCGGCCTTTTCCATTGTGGTCTGAAGAATTTCAGCCCATTTTTCGGCTACATCTTCACGCGCAACGAGGATGATTTCGTCGTGCACGACCCCGGACAGCCGAACTTCATCCTCACCGCTCTGGAGCAATAACGGCCAGAGCATTCCCAGCGTCCGCTTGAGAACCGCCGCGCCAGCAGCCTGTATCGGCGTGTTGCAGCGCGTGGTGAGTTTGTTGTGGTCGCCAGGAAGAAACCGCCGGAGGTTCGAGACGCGAACCCGGACCTGACCAATTCCCTTAGTCGTGTCAGCCGCATGAGCAGCTCGACGCTGCCATGCGTTGATGCCCGCATAAGCAGCGTGGAATTTCTGGCGGACTTCCGATGCTTCATCCAAATCCATTTCGATACCCATCCCAGCGGCGTACTGCCGCAGACCCTTTGCGCCCGATCCATATAAGAGTCCGAAGTTGGCCGACTTGGCGATCTGACGCTGCTCCTTGGTGACAGCCTCCTCGGGCACGTCATAGATCTCCATCGCAGTCAGCGTATGCAAGTCGAGCCCGTCTTGGAAGGCTCCAATCATTAGTTCATCCTGTGCTTCCGCCGCCGCCAACCGCAGCTCCATCTGCGCGAAGTCAGCCACCACCATCTTCCAACCAGCTGGAGCCTGAACACAGATCCTGAACCTCGGATCCCTGGGCACCTGCTGCAGATTCGGGTTCCGGCAACTCATCCGAAAAGTATCCGCCCCGGCCTGCATATAGCTGGCACGGATATACCCATCCGGCGCCAGATGATTGATCAGCGTCTCCACCATCTGGCGCCGCTTTTCAACCTTCTTCCACTGCAAGTACGTGCGAATAACCGAGTGCTCGGCCACGTACTGCTGCATGGTGACCCGGTCCACGCTCGGCTTCTGGGTCTTCTCACTGATTGGAACTTGCCCCAGGATCACCGTGAATTTCTGCCGCAGCTGCGCTGGCGAATTGATGTTGAACCCGGCCAGTTTCTTGGTGCCCAACCGCACGTGACCCTCAGCCTTAGCCCGAAGATTCAACGACCCATCAGGATCACGCGGCAACTTGTGCTCCTCAGGCAACGCCTCATCCAACTCCTGAATGAACTGCTCACCCAGCTCGATCTGTTCTTTGCCGAGATCCTCCTGCAGCTGGAGCAGCAGATCTTTGTCGAACGGCAGACCATTCCGCCAAAGAGACGCCATCGCCGGCAGCGCAATGCACTCCAGCATCCAAGCCTTGTGCAGATTGCCGGTGGCCATCATCTGCTGGATCGGGTTGTAAAGCTCCATCAGCACGCGCACGTCATTGGCGCCGTACTCCAGCTGCGACATGGTCAACTCCGCCGACCAATCGCTGCGCTGCTCTTCCTTACTCAGCTCTTGCTTGAGATACCGCTTCACCACTGACTGGAGCGTATGCGGATGCTTCGGCAGGATCATGCCATTGGTCAAAACCCGGCTGGCGAGCATGGTGCAGAACACCATCCCGCCCGGATAAATCCCGTGCGCCTGCAACCACCCAAGGTCAAACACCGCATTGTGGGCAACCCACTTCCGCGACTCAGAAAAGAACTGGCGCAGCGTGTCCCAACCTGCGTCGTCTAAGTCCCAGCAGTCGATCACCACGGGTAACCGATTGTGGGTAGCCAGCTGGAGCAAGCGCATCTTGCCCTCAGCCGGCTGGAGCTGAGTGGTCTCGCAGTCAAACGCGACAACCTCTGCATCCTGCAGAGTGTCGAGGTGCTGCAGGCCAAGTAGGAAGTTCATGCCAAGTTAGGCAACCGAATCCTTACTCTAGCACACTAACAGTCTCCCGTGCCGGACAGTCCGCCGCGTAGACCGAGCCAGCCTCTGGAATCCCAAGCAGGCACCTGTGTTCCCAGTGCACGCAGTTCCGGCAAGTCGCCCCACCATCCAAGCGGGCATACTTCCGCATCATCACCTCACGCTTCATTTCCACCCGCCCTGCTGGAGTTTTGTTGTAACACTTGCAGCAATAGATGGGGTTGCGAGTGTTCTTGCCGCAGCTGTAGCAAAGTCGCTCATTGATGTTCAGCGAAACCTGAGTCATTGTTTTTTGAATAGAGAACAGTCCTGGGCAAAAGTTCCACCAGCTTCGGGCAGTTGCATGGTGCAACCCTTGTTATCCCAGTGGATGCAGTCATAACAAGCATCGCCCTCAAGGGTATCAAGTTTCATGTATTTGAGAACTGCCTCCTCAAACTTTTGAAGCTTCTCAAAGTGCTTCATTTGAGACGCATCAATCTCAAAAGAAGTCGCAGCGTATCCACAAGTAAGACACTTGCGTCTAATCCGCGTGGCTGGAACCCGTTGCCGCACCTGAGGTTGGCGGTCCCGTATTTCTGTGGCGCGGAACGTTTTGTTACCGCACTTCGGACAAAATTTCACTTAAGCCAAGTCCAAGCCTGATTGTTACAGATACGCCAAGCGTGTTTTTCATCAACATCAAATTCAAAAGCTAGTTGCCTGTAAGACCAGCCATCTTTCTGCAGCTGGCGCATTTTGCGAACCAGCTCAGGCGTTAGAAGTGCAGCGATGTTTTCCTCGCCGCGTTTGAACTTGACTCCTTGGGGCATTTGGTTAGTCATTCCAGTGCCTCATTTTTCGACGTAAGCCTCCGTGGCCATCCGGTTAATGAGGCGAGTCAAATACCACTGAGCCTTGCGAGCATCTTCGTATGGGTCGTTTTTCAACCACATACGACTGAGATACTTGATAACCTGCCATTGAAGGCCCCCAAGCACAGGATCGGGCGCGGCCTTCACCCAGTCTTCGAGCACATCAATCACCTCCGTCTTCCCAGCTGTGTAGTGGGCGGGGTGATTAACGGAATCCACAGAGGTCAGTCGAAATTCGTTCATCCTTTAGATGCCTGAACGGTTTGATCGCCCTGGTAGCGCCCGGTCACTGAATAGTCGTTATTCGGCAGGAGTGACATCTTGTGGAACACAATCTGCGCAATCCGCATTCCTGGCCAAAGCGGCACAGGGTGAAGTACACGAGCATTCACGAGTTCGAGCGTGAGGCGGCCCTCATAGCCCGGGTCGATGTACCCGGCCATAAGGTGTTCGATCCCTTCTCTCGCCCGACTGGACTTAAGCGCGAGTTGCCCCGCAACAACGTTCGGGACCTTGAACTGCTCCAGCGTTTCCGCCAGTACGAACTCGCGTGGCTGGAGCATGAACGGCGCTTCCTTCGTATGCCCAGCGATCGAGAAAGGCTGTAGCTCGGAAGTCTGCTTGTCCTCAATCAGGAGATTTTCGCCAAGCCTTACGTCCAAGCTGGCCGGATTGACCAGCGTTGGATCGTAAGGATTGACCATCCCCCTCCTGCTGAGACAAACAATCTCGTAATCAGGAAGGATTCCCATTCCGCCTCAAACGTTGACGGAGGCGGGAGTTGCATCCTGCTGGATCGAGACGTGCTTCCAGGTCAGGCCGTACTTGATGCTGTAGATCACGTTGGCGGCCACGCCGTAATCCCGAGCGATCTTGGCGGCAGACTCACCAGCCTCAAGACGAGACTTAATGGTGACGACCTTGGTTTCGTTCAGGATGTTGCGGCGCCCCCGGCGGGTGCGGCTGGTTGCCTTGGGCTTGGCGGCGACAGTGGCCTTAGCCACCGGGGCACTAGCAGGCTTGGAATCCAGAGAGACACTTACGGAACCACCAAGAATCGACTGGAGCTTCGAGAGAGTTTCAGTCAGTTCCTTGTGTTGAAAGTCAGAAAGGATGTGCATTTGCATGGGTTGGAACGTGGGGACTTTAGTGCAGAGCGAGCTATTTGGTTAGCTCGATCTGAATAGCTGCCTGGAAGTAGCCAGCCATTTTCATGCGGCGGTCTTC